GAAGCCGGCGCGGCCCCGGAGCCGGACCAGCTCATGCATCACCTTGGGATCATCGTCGGCCTGGTCCAGCTCATCCTCGGTCGCCAGGGCGACGGCGGAGAGGCGGCGGAGAAGACGCCCCCTCAGGGCCGAGCCGAGAATGCCGACCAGGGCGGCGCCCTCCCCCTCGCCCATGGCCCGGCCAGGCTCGGCCTTTTCCAGGAGGCTCATGAGGCTGGCGGTGTCCAGTTCGGACAGCAGCTCCAGGCCCATCTCGAACCGGATGGTGCTCATGGTGGACGGGGGGACCACGGGAACGGTTTTCTTGGGGATCTTCATGGCTTAGCTCTTCGCATCCGTGACGGTGTCCTCGACCCAGACGACCCCGCGGCCGGTGACTGGATCCAGCAGCAGATCTGAGGCCTCAGCGGTCAGGGCCACGTCCGTCTGCTTGGCCTTGGAGGAGTTGTAGGAGGTATCCCCGGTCATGCCCAGGGTGCAGGACAGGATCAGGATGTGGTTGAACTCACCCGGAACCCGGCGGGATTCGTAGCGGTAGAGGCCCATGTAGCGGTTGACGTTGATCTGGCCGCCGGCCAGGATCGTGGTACGCCCCGCCTGGGTGGCGCTGGGAGCGAGCGTCAGCCTCTGGGTGCTCACGGCGCTCAGGATGTCCGCCAGCTTGTCAGCGTCCATGTCCAGGACGGGCATCGTGGCCCCGTAGCCGATCTCTTCGTTGCCGATGACGTACTCGGGCCCGTTGTCCGGCTTGACCTTCACCGGCTTCTGGTCGGGCTTCGTCTTGAAGCCCGCCGCCTCGAAGCGGGACCAGGGCTTGATACCGGGCTTCAGGGTGTCGCGGATGTCCCCGGAAACCAGCCAGGTCTCCAGGAGTTCCTTGACGATGGCGGCCGGTGTGAGGCCCACAACGGTGTCGGGGACGGGGGCCAGGTAGAAGAAGCCGGCGCCGACCTGGATGTTCTTGGAATTGAAGGTGGCCGTCATGGCTACTCCTGCACGGTAGGAACGGGTTTCGAGGGAACGACCACCAGCCCCAGGCCGGGGAGGGCATCCACCACGCTCTGAAGCATGGGGACCGGCGTGTTGCCGATCTCCAGCCCGGCGGGCCCGATGGAGGGGTGATTGCTGCCGTTGAGGCAGAGGGTGGACCCGGGATGGGTCACCTGGACGGTCGGATCAGGCTTGGGCGTTGCCATGAGACACCTATAAAGAAAGAATGGCGGTTGCGATGATTTCCAGGTCGTACTGCCAGGTGCCCTGGAACTCCCGGACGAAATGGCTGCCGGCGGGAAAGAGAGGGTTCACGTCCGCGACGTTCGCGTTGAAACCGGCCAGGGCGAGGGTGGCCTGCTCCAGGCGGGCGTAGGAGCCCTTGTGGCTCCGGAGGTCCCGGAGAAGGAAGGCGGCCATGAAGCGCATCCGGACGCTCTGGAAGGTGTTCCCGTCCCCGATGGGGTCCCCAAACTGGCTTTTGGCGTAGCCGACCAGGATGGTGCCGCGCGGGTTGCGGGGTTTGAACCGGCTTGCGTCCTCGGGCATGGGCAGGACTTCCAGGTCCGGGAAGGTGGCCTTGAGCAGGGCTACGATGGCGCTTTCCACTTCCTCTATCATTGGAGGGTCCTGAGGATGAAGTTCACGGCCAGGTCGGTCACTTCGGTTTCATCCGAGGCGGAAAGGCCGAGGTAGGGCCGGGCCGGCATGCTGATGACGTGCTGGGCGGCCTCGAAGAGACGTTCCGTATAGTTGGCGTGGGGGTTGCTCCCATTGGACCGGGCGAAGACGGCCAGGTTGGCCAGGCGGCCCTCCTGGCCCTGGCGGAGCAGCTTGCCCCGGGAACCGGTGGTGCGCAGCCGCAGGGTTCCGGACCGGGCCTTGCGGATGATCTCCCCGCCGTTCTGGTGGATCCGGGCGTAGGGGCGTTGGGCAAAGACCTCCACCCCCTCCCCGGACACCTGGTGGGCGATGCTGGCGAAGAGATACCCCTCGCCGTTCAGCAGGGACTGCCCGGCATGGCGGGTCTTGGCATAGCGGGGGGACCAGGCCGCCCACGGCTGCCCGTCGGGGGACGGGCCGCCGGCGGCGATCCGGGCCTTGGACTGGCTTTCCACCAGGCTGCCGACACTATCCAGCAGCTGGTGGAGGTCCGGCTGGGCGAGGGCGTCCAGCTGGGCGCCGATGCGATCCAGATCCCTAAAGTTGATGCGGATCGCCACGCCCATCAGAAGCCCCCCAGGTTGCCCCGGCCGAACTGGCGGGGCGCGCTGCTGACGTTGAGGGTCTGGGTGGTGGGTTCCACGGTCTGGTTCAGGCCCAGGGTAGCCTGGCCCTTCACCATGTCCCTGAGGAAGCGGATGGCGTCGTCCTTGCTGTCCTTGTAGCCCTCGGGGACCTCGCCCAACCGTCCCAGCTTGGCCAGGCGGTAGAGGGCGAGATCGATGGCGAGGGTACGGAGCTGGTCCGTGGTCTCGACCAGCGGGAGGGTGTAGCGGGCGGCGATGTAGCCGTCCATCTCCCCGCAGGCGTCCAGGATGGCTCGGTTGACCACGGGTTCGTTGACCCCTTCGGCCTGGCTATCGTCCGGGTTGCTGAGCTGGACGATGGCGAAGGAACCGCACCGGTCGATGAGATCCTGGACGTTGCAGTAGGTCATGGTCAGACCTTCCGGCCGGAATCGGCGTCCGCTTTGGCGCTGATCAGAGCCTCAACGTCAGCCCTGAGGTTGTCCCAGTCCGCATCGGGGTCGAGCGTCGCCCCGTACGCCTTGGCCACATCCACCAGCTCGATGGGGTTCAGGTCGTCCAGGTCAGCGATCGAGACCGGCGGCAGGGTTCCGGTCCCCGGCGTGGCCGGGGCGGCGGGAGCGACGGCCACGTCATCCACCAGGAGCATGGGCTCGGCCCTGAGGACGGCCAGCTCCTCCGGCGTGAAGGTGCCTTCGGCGTACTCCACCGGGGTGGAGCGATGCTCCATTCCGCCCCGGCGGAAGCCGTCAACCTTGGCAATAATGCGGATCATCATGTTTCACCTAGGCCAGGAGGGGCGCCACAACGACCTTGACGGTGTTGTAGAGCGGGTTGGCCACGCCGGGGGCCGTGAAGGGGCTTTCGATGAGCAGCTTGGCGGCGGTTTCCAGGGCGGGGGGCACCACCAGGTGGGTGGGGCGGACGCCCAGGAGATCGCCTTCGTTGCTTTTGAAGGCCTGCATGGCGATCCGGGCGGCGTCGAACCCGGCGACGTCCAGGACGGCCGCGCTGCGGATGGAGAGCTGCCAGAGGCCGTAACCGGCGGCCATCCGGCCCCGGGTGCCGTAGAGGAACTCCTCCTTCAGGAAGACGTTGGGGTCTTCCGGGCGGTCCAGGGCGACGAAGTCGAAGGCTTCCCGCTCCTGGAAGAGGAAGGGCTTCACGACGCCGGACAGGTCCATGAGGAACCAGGGGGTACCGCCGCCGGCCAGGCTGTTCGAGACCGAGGCCCCGGCCACGGGGTGATCGACGTCATAGAAATACTGGCTGTCGAAGCAGACGTTGAGGTGGCCGTTCTTGACGATGTCCCAGATGAGACGATCGGGGAACTGGCCCGCTTTCTGGCCGAAGTCGGCCGCGGTGATGCCGTAGCCCGCCATGGTGTTGTCCGCGATGTCGTCGCGCTTGACCCCGATGGTGAGTTCGAACTTCCGGTTCTTGAGGGTGTAGTCGAAGGTTTCCAGGTTCTTGACCTGGCGCTCACCGATCATTTCCCGGATCTGGGGGAGGCTGCCCATCCAGCCGTAGGTCTCCTTGCTGGTGGTGCTGGTGGTGGTCATGGCCACCAGCTTATAGAGGGGCTCCACCCCCTTGAAGGCGTTCTGGAAGGACGTCTTCAGGTTGGTGCGGAGGGCGAGCAGGGTCGCGCTATTGATGATCATGGGTCATTGCTCCTAAAATCCGATCCGAACCCAAGCCACGGTGCTTTCCAGGTCCACGAGGGTGCCCGCGGCACTCCGGGTCCCGGCGCCATCCGTGGCGTGGACGGTCTGGTCATCCATGAGGTAGACGGTCTTCCCGACGGCGGCCTGGGTGACCGAGGCATCAGCGACCAGCCCGAAGACCCCCCGCCGCACTTCCGCCCGGAGGGCGCCATCGGCGCCGCCGGTGTTGTCCACGGTCTCCTGGGCGACGCCCGCGGCGATCAGGGACACGGCGGTGAGGCCCGCCTTGCCGTAGCCCGTGGCGTTCAGGACGACCACGCCGCCCTGGAAGACCTTGGCCCCGGCGGCGAGGGGCACCCCGAAGATATAACCCTCCCGGGCATTGGTCAGGCGTTCCTTGCTGAGTGCCGTCATGGCTACTCCTCCTTCATGGCGGTGGCGATGGCTTGGGGTTCATGGCCGAACATCCGGCACATGGCCGTGAAGTCGGCATCCTGGACGACGGTGGTGCCGGGCGGGGGCTCGCCGGCAACGAGGCTGCCGGGAGTGAGGACCGGGGCGGAAGCAGCGTAGGCCTGGAAGCCTTCGGGGTTCCGGCTGGCGTAGTCCCGGGCCCAGGCTTCCATGGAGGGAGAGACCTTGCCGGCGGCCATGGCCGCGGTGACCAGGCGCTCCACGCTCTCGGCCTTTTGGGAAGCGTCCAGCCCGGCCAGACGGCTGTTCACGGCCTGGAACTCGGCGATGGGCACCCATTTCGAGGGGTCCGGCCCCTGGGTGATCCGACTGTGGAGGGCCGTGGACAGTTCGACCAGGCCGGTGGTTTCGGGAAGATCGAGCGCCCGGCTCATGGCTGCGGCCGCGGCCTGGGTGGCGGCGGAGGCGGTGATCATGGCCTTGAGCTTGTCCAGCTGGGCGAGGATCTCGTCGGTGGTGGTGGTGAGGGGCAGGTTGAGCAGGTAGCGCAACCGCTCCAGAAGTTCGTCCATAAAATCTCCCTGGCGGCTCGCGGCCGCCTGAAGGTGGAGGTTGGGGTCATTGGTGAGGCCGGCGCCGTCCAGCGCCATGACCTCCCCGGTGGTCTTGCTGAAGCGGAAGACGGGGGACAGGTAGCGGTATTCCTTGGCATCCAGGCAGGCCTGGGCGGCCTCGGTCCATTCGATGCGAGCCCACATCCCGGTTTCCCGGAACTGTAGCTCCTTGATCCAGCCCGCGGCCGGGACGGGGCCCTGCTTGTCGATGGCCGAAAGGGTTTGGTGATTGTAATCAACACATAGATCGGCCCCCCTGGCAGCGAACGCCGCCAACACCTTGCTCGGGTCCGCCAGGTCGTACGGTCCACGCCCGTCATAGCCCATGAAGACCCCGGCGGGGATCATGTGGTACCAGTCCCCGGCTTGGTCGGGGAGCTGGATGCTGTGGGCGGCAAGGGCAAAGCGGAACGTCACGGGCAGTCCTTCACTTGAAGAACTGCCAGCTTCAGACACTACCGCCCGAGGTCAGGCAAAGTGGTTCGGGGAATTCCGGCGGGGCTCCCGGGCGGCAGGACCGTCCTCCCCGAACCGGGAAGGCCCCGCTACCCCGTTTAAACACCGTTTAAAAACTGCCGGAGGGGTGTCGGGCGGAGTCCAGAGGCCGCCGGGGCGTTCCGCGCCGCCTGGGGGCCTTGGAGGCGATTTGCGGCAAGCGGATGGTTTTTCCCTTGAACGGGCGTATCTTGAAGGCGGACCGTGAGAGCAGAATGGTCGGGCAGCCTGTCTTGTTCCCAAGATCGGTCGGCGGTGGGTTCGAACCCCATTCCACGGTCCCCTTTCATAGACTTCCCTCCAGGAGCTTGAACCTGGAGGTGGTCAGGTTCGAGAGGGGGACCAGCCCCCCGGTGGGGATGGTGTTCACGGTGAGCGTCTCGCGCCGGGCCCGGACCTGGTAGTTCACCCGGACCACCAGCTTGCCAACCATGCCTTCGCCCGGAACGTCGAAGACGTAGAGGAGGGAGGGCTGCGCCAGGTCCCACAGGGTGGCCTTGGCGGAGGCGAGCAGCTCGGGGATCCGGAGAACGTCCTCCCGGGACAGGGCGGCCCCACGGGCCACCTTGGAGGCCCGCAGGACGTGAAAGATCTCCCGGTCCTCCATGGTGATGGCGCTGGTGGTCAGAGCCTCCACCAGCTGCTCCATGGCCCGCTCGACCACGGGCGTCAGCGCGCCGACCACCATGCGCTGCCCTTGCGGTTGCACCAGCTCGTCGGCGATCTCCTGGGCCCACGGTCGGTAGGCAGCCTGGAGGGAGGCGGTCAGGTCCGCCCCGCCCACCTCCAGCATGCGGGAGGCCACCGGGGCATCGGCCCCAAGCAGCTTGTCCCCCAGCACCTCGCCCAGGCGGGCCGAGCGCATCCCGGCCTTGCCCGGATTGTAGGCGAACCCCGGATCAATGCCCTCCGGGACCTGGACGACTTCGCCGTCAGCCTTGGTGAAGCTCCGCATCCGGTCTGCCGGGGCGGGGCGGTCCGGGTCGTAGCCTAGACGCGCGGCCGCGGCGGCCGTCAGCTGCCGGAGCCAGCACTTGCAGCCCCAGCCGTTCATGGGGGCATGGGTGTCCCACCAGGGATCATCCACGGGAAGGATGGTCCCCTCCCAGCCCGCATGGGTGACCCGGTGGCGCCGGGAAGGCCCCAGGCCATAGAGAAGGAAGGGTAGGTCGGCCTTGGTGCGCTGGAAGCGCTCCCACTGCCCCGCGGCGTAGGCCTGGCGGAGGTTGGTGTCGTAGATGACCTTGAGCCGCTCGGGGCTGCCCAGCTGGACGACCTCGCCGTCCACCTTCTTCTGGCCCCACCAGCCTTCCTTCTGGAGGATGGGGACCAGGCGTTTCTTGAACTCGTCCAGGGTGATGCCCTCCTGGACCGAGGCCACCACCTGGCGGTGAACCTCCTGGAGGAGATCCGTCTGGGTCATCTTGGCCACGGCAAAGGCCCGGGCGTGCTCCTCCTGCCAGACCTCCTGCCAGTTCCAGGACGGGCGCAGGTCAGCGCCCCGGCGGATCAGGTAGTTGACGGCCTCCTCCGGGGCCAGGTTCTTCAGCTCGCCGGCCATCAGAGCGCGGGGGAGCAGGGATAAACGATCGCCTCAGCCTTGGGGGTGATCCGGGCAGCCCGTTCGGCATACCAGGCGGCCTTGAGCATGTCCTGCGCCAGGGGCCCCTTCTTCCCGGCCCGGAACGCATATTTGAGGACATTGCCCCGGCAGTAGGCGGCGAACCCTTCCGGGCCCAAGGCCGCCTCGATCGCGTCAATGCATTCGATCCCGCCCTGATAGTGGGAGGGGTGGTTCACGGGGTCATGGGCTTGGTTCTTGGTGTCCATCGCTCACACCCCAGTCGGATGCGGGGCGGGATCCTTGATGGATCCGCCGGCAGCCAGGAAGGGAGCCATGCCGCCTTCCCCGGCGGCCCGGGCCATGAAGGTGGCCTGCGCCAAAGCGCCCGCCAATTTGGAGGGATCCATGCGGCCAGCGGCCTCCAGGATGAGGCTCTGGAGCTGGTCCAGGCTCTGGG